CAAGCCCTCGCACTTGGACTCGTTGTACGACAAGCTCATGCAGGACTACGGGCAAGACCTGGGCAGCTATAACGTTCGCCAAATGGTCCACGACGTCAAGAACCCCTATGACAACTGGCAGGCCATTGAGAACGACATGGTCCAAAAGGCCATCAAGGAACTTGGCCATGACTCGTTTGTCTCTACCGAGGCCGGCGTACAGAACCTGGGCATGTACAACCCGCGCAAGATCAAGTCGGCGATCGGCAATGAGGGCACGTATAACACAAACGAGCTGGACATCAACAAGGCCAAGGGCGGTCTGGTGCACCTGCAGTCTGGTGGAAGCCCTAAAAAGCAAATCGGCATGCGACTGGCCACGTCAGCCTACGACATGCTGGGCCTCACACCTGAAAGCGTTGCCGCGTGGCGCAAGGCCAACGCCAAGCCCTACAAGCAACAGCAGGACCCCGTGCTCGCGCAGGCGACCGACGCATACCTGAACAAGCAGATATCGCAGGCCGACTACCTGCGCATTATGAACGAGCGCCGACCCATTCGGCCGTTGACGGCGGTTCCGGCCGCACACAGCAACGTGGACATCGTGTCGGCCCTGGACCCCAACAAGGTCGAGAAGGGCATCCTGGGGCTCAACCTGCAGGTGCCCGAGGGCACGCGGGTGGGTAACCGCCTCGACATCCCGGCGTACGAGCGTTATGGCACGTACGTCGACACCATGCACGACGCCGCGGGCAAGCCGATCGGCTACGGCCACACGGGGCGCCTCACAGACGTTCAGTTCAAGTCCAGCCCTACCAAGGCCGCGCGCGTTGGTCTGGGGACCAAGGAACAGGGTCTGACCCCCATGGCTGAAGCCGAGGGCCAGGGCAAGTCGCCGTTCGCCATGATGGTTGGCAATCAGGTCAACACCAGCGACGACGAGGTGCGCAGGATGCTTCAGGAGTATCTGCGGGACCCCGAGTGGCACCAGATCGGTATGAACCCATACAGGGCCTCCCAGTTCTACGACAAGGCCGACATGATGCCCGTCTGGTCGGCTAAGGAAAAAATCCAGGCCGGCCCCCTGGTGCTCGCACGTGACATTGAAAAGTCAGACTGGACCGATCCTCGCCTGATGACGGACTTCGGCGTCAACTACAAAGAGGGTGGTCTGGTAAACCTGCAGGCCGGCGGTAATCCCAAAGCGGCCGCTTTGAAGGCCTTTGCCGACCCCGCCGCCAAATACCTGAAGGACTGGTCCTGGAAGCCAATGCCTGAAGTTGCGGGTAAGCTGGACCTGAGAACGGTGCCCGACTACATCCAGGGCGGCTACGGCCAGTTTATGAAGGACCAAGCCAGGCGCGCCGCCGCCGGTGATCTCAACGCCCGTGACCTGATCAAGGCATACACTATCACCCAGTCAAGCATTGGCCGCGGTGGGCTGTCGCATGCAACGGCCACCAAGGCCGGCCTCAAGCTGCCGAACACCGGCGGCGAGGTCCGACCCGAGGGCGCGTTTGCTGAGTGGCTCGGCTCCCCCATGGGCCAGCGCTACCTGGATACGGCGTCAGCCGGTCAGGCAGACCCCCGGGCCCTTGCTGAAATTCAACAGCAGTTTGCCCCGTTTGGAAAGCAAAACGACCTAATTGAAAAGATGCAGTACGCGGCGCAGACGATGCCCAACCTGTCGCAAAACCTTAACCAAGCAGTCCTCGGCGACAAGGACGCGTATCGCAACTGGGCCGAGCAGATGAAGGGCGTGGCCGGTGCCAAGTCTGGATTCATTGGTTCGATGCTGGGCCGCGGTGACTTGCCCACGTTTGACGCGCGTCAGATTAACCTGCACACGGCAAACCAGGCTCCCGTCGGCATCAGTTCGATTATGAACCGCGGGAAGGGCCAGGGTGGCCGTGAGGCCGTCGATCGCCTTGCCGCGCGTCAGGAGGCCCTTGGGCTTGAACTGGACCCCTCCCTGGACCCGTTCTACCAGCATCTGACCCATCACGCCGTGTGGGACAAGGTTGGCAACAACCAGACCACGCACGACGACCTAGTCAAGGCCATGCGTAACTACAAGGCTGGCGGTCAGGTTGGCCTGTATGCCAACATTCACGCCAAGCGTGAGCGCATCAAGCAAGGCTCTGGTGAGAAGATGCGCAAGCCTGGCTCTGAGGGCGCGCCCACGGCCGACGCCTTCCGCGAGTCTGCTAAGACAGCCAAGCGGAAATGATTTCGGGCAAAGCGGACGGAGAAGCCGCGCCCACCTTTATTTGCGGTAACGAGTATCGATCCACGACTCCGCGGCGAGCGGAAAGTTGGGTGCCCAACTTGGCGGGGTGGTGAGAGCGGTCATCATCAACTTCTCTACCTCTTTCGCGTCTTCAACGCGACTGAGTGAAAGGACCTCGTCATGGATAAGGTTGATCACATCCACGCCTTTATCATTCAAAAGCCGCGCAGGCTCGGCCAGAAAATCTCGAGCAGTGCCCTGGACGGAACTCTGGAAAATGCTGGACCCGATGAGCTTGTTGCGCCCCCACTTGCGGGTGTAGGTGTTCTGGCTGAGAACGTAGACGACCTCCCCCATCTTCCCCCACGGGGTTAACTCTTCGACGACCTCTGGTCGTTGCCAGCAGATCAGGCGCCCGCTGGGCAACTGCATCCACAGCGCGCCACGCGCAACCTTCAACACCACCTTGCCGGCCTTGAACGGCTGTCCCGGGCTCTTGATGGCGTCCACCGCCGCCTGCCCCATCGCGTACCAGCAATTCTTCACCTTGGCGTAGGCTGTCCGGTACGTGTTGACGATCTCCTCGGCCTGCGCCGGGGACAACACCACCCCCATGCCTTCCGCGTAGGCCACGAGTCCTTTGGCCCCCTGGCCGAACATGCACCCGAGCACGGCCGACTTGCTGACCTGCCGCATGTTCATGGTCACCTCCTCGTACGCAACCTTGTACAGCACGGTGGCAAACGTCTTGTACTCGTCCATGCCCTGGCGGAACAGCTCCAGCTTGTCACTCTGCCCAGCCATCCAGGCAGAGACCCGGTTCTCGATCGAACTCAGGTCGGCGTCGACAAACGTGTAGCCCTCCGGCGCCTTGATGGCGTTGCGCACGATGGACGAGCAGGCGTCCATGACGCGGGCGCCAAACAGTAGCCGCATCAGTTTGTGGGACCCCTGCTCTAGCGCGCCGTCAACTGCCTGTTTCATATTATCGTCCGTCATCCACAGCGCGGGGCGGGCGATGTTCTGCAGGTTGATGCCCCTGGACGCCCAGCGGCCGGTCGAGGCGCCGTGGTATACGAGACCGTTGCGGATGCGGCCACCCACCTGGACCTCGGCCATCTTGTTGAACTTGGTCACAGAGGTCTTGGATCCCTCCATGCGGAGCTGTAGCACATGGGATACATCTTTATCTTTGTGCCCCGCCTTGGCAGCTTTCTCGAGCGTTTCGGCCTGCATGTCGGGCAGGTTCAGCCCGCGCTCGTTAAACCACTTGAGTAGCTGGTCGCGCTTACTGACCTCGATGCCGCCAGTCAGCTGGGTGATCTGCGCGTTGATCGACTCGATCTCCTTGTCCACCACACCGATCACGTTATCCAGCTCCCGTGGGTCCACTGGCACCCCTCGGTCGTTGATTTGTTGTGTGAGCACCCACACCCGGCGCTCGTTGAAGTTGAGTGGCCGTAGCTTGGCGACAATCGACATCTCGGTCTGCACGTCGCGCTTACAGTAGGCGAACAACTCAGCCATAAGCTCTGGGTCCTCGCTGAACGTGCCGTCCTTCTTCGGCTTGCACAATAGCTGGATCAGCTTCTTGCCACGTTTGTCTTTCTGGAACTCGGAGCCCATCACCTCGCCGGCCGTGTCCAGGTCCTGGGGGATGTTGTTAGCGGCCGCGATGGCCATGGAGTCAACGAGCTGGTCCCACTTGATCTGGGGCCAGCCTAGCTTGGTGCCTACGCGATTCCAGATGTGGTACTCGAACGCCGCATTCCATGCGGCAATTGGGCCACCATCCGCCGCGTGGTCGAGCACCCACTGGGGCACGTCCTCGGGGCGCCACACATCTACTTTGTCGGGGGAGGGTCCAGCCGCGATGCAGAGTATCTCTGTGCTTGGGTCGCTGGAATAAACGTCAAGGCCGCGGTCTTTGAGGTCGATGCGGCTACGTGTTTCAAAGTCAATCGACAGAATCATTTCATGCTCCTAAAGGCTATCGGACGTATCCGGAAAAAAGGGGGAACGGTGATTGTATCACCGTTCCCAAAGTCCCCAACCACGAGGACACACCAACTCACACCAACGTTTGCTCCAGACGCTTGATCTCGCGGTCCAGGTACCAGCGGGCCTTTTTCAGGTCCTCGAGCTGTCTGCCCTTATGGCTAGCACGCGATACGTACTTGACGACGTTACCGAGGTGGTACCCAAGTTGCTTGGCCTCGATGTAGTCTATCGTTTCGATTCCCCCAGTCTTGTAGTGTGAGGGATGATTCACTGCGTCCGTCATAACTTATAGCTCACACACGCCAGCCACGCAGGCCAGCATTTGGGCGCCCTCGACGTTGTCGCGGTTCTCAACAAACGCGTGCCAATCGATTGTGGGCATCTCGGCCAGCAGCTTGTTGTACTGCGCCTCGTCACACGTCTCATACGGCGCCTGACGATACGTACCGCCGTCGTGAGGCAGGAACGACACGCCAGACATCTCGTCGAAATGCTTCCACACGAACGCACCAACGCTTGGCCACTCGTTCTCTGTCACCGAGATGGTGACCGAGGGCTTGTGCTCGCACCAGTGGCGTTGGTATGTCAGCCACAGCTCGAGGTGCTTGATGGCGTCCACGTCGTCGCGCGTTACCAGACCCTCGGGCGCGCGCTGGGGGAAGCTGAACACGGTGGTCGTGTTGGGCTTCATCACGCACGGCTCGGCCGGGATACCCTGGCTGATCAAGAACTGCGTCAGCGGGTCCTTGTTGTCACCACGCACGCGGCGGATGTAGAACGGCGCGTGGCGCGGGTGGATGCCGCTCGCGGTGTCGGTTAGCTGGCTCACGGTCCCGCTAGGCTTGACCGCGGTGATGGCCGTCGAGTGAGGGATGCCCAACAGGTCGGCGATCTCGGCGTTGGCCTCGTTGGCCACCTCACGTAGCTGGTCCAGCCACAGGGGCGCCGAGCGCACGCTACCCATGACCTCGTGGTCATAGATGCCGGTCAGGGAAACACCCAGCAAACGCTCCTCCTCGGTGTTGCGTTGCCACACCTTGCGCAGGTAGGGGAAGTGCGTGAACGTCGCCTGGATCGTGCCCAGGATCGCCGCCATGCGCACCTTTTGCTTCAGGGTTTCCAGCGTGTCGTCGGGGCGCACCATGACCTCGGTCAGGTTACAAAACTGGTACGGGCGCAACACGATCTCACTGCAGGGGTTGGTGCCGAACTCGAAGTTGGGGTCACGCTTGCCGTACTTGGCCACGACGTGCTTGGCGGCCTCGCGGTTGAAGATGCCGCGCTCGCCGCTGTGGCTGTTGTACAGCGAGGTCCACTCTTCCAGGAAGGTGCCCACGGTCGGCTTGCTGTCATACACGGCGCTGTTGTTGGCCAGCGCGCGGTGCGGGTGGGTCTCCCACCAGTTGCCCGACTTGGCGTGGCGGATGCGCTCGTCGTTCAGGTCAGACAGACTGATCATGGCCGAGCGGCGCACGCCACCCACAACCACCACCTCACCGATCTTGCACATCAGGTCGTGGCACTCGAGCGTGTTGAGCTTGCGGCCCAGGGCGCCACGGAACGTCTTGATGGTGAACTGGAACAGGTCGACCAGGGGCTCGGGGCCCGACGCGCGGCCACCAAACGTCTTCAGGGGCGTGCCCGCGGCGCGGACCTTGCTCACGTCCCATTTTGGGATCTCGCCGGCATAGAGGCTGGCTATGAGCAGGCGGTAGGCCTTGGCCCAACCCTCCTTGCTGTCCGCCACCGTGATGAAGTGCTCGGACTCGAACAGGCGCTCGGGCACCTCGGGCAGTTTGTTGGTGTACTTGGACTCCACGCTGAAGCCCACGCCGGTGCCGCACAGCAGGATGAACATCGCCTCATCAAACGACTTCACGTCGTCCACGGGCAGGTAGGAACAGTTGTAGATGCAGGTGTTGTCGCGGTCTGCGGCCTTGCCCGAGGTCATCATGGCGCGCATAGAGGGCATGATGTGCATGCCGTGGATGGCGTTGTAGATGTCTTGCTTGAGCGTGCCCCGATCCAGCTCGGCGTTGCGGTCAAAAATGTAGTTCACGTATCGCTGGACCGTCTCGTTCCAGTCCTCCCGGCGACCTTGCTCGGGGAGATATTTTGCGTAGCGTGACTTGTGGATGTATTCTTGGTATTGGTTCATTTTATAGGGTCAAAAAAGCCCAGCGCGTGCGCCAGGCCAGTGGAGACGGTGTGGTTGTGTGGTTAGGCGGCGGTTTCTTCTTTATCTTTCTCCTCTTCAAGTAGCGCCTCGGCCTGGGGTTGACCCTGCTCGGCGATGGCGCGGATGGTTGTGTGGACCTCTGCAAAGGGTAGGCGCCCCAGCAGGCTCAGGATGAAGTTGACTTCGTCAACGGTAAATTTCAGTGTGATCATAGTTGCTCCTTGAGTTGTTGGTGGGCGCCGACCTTCATGGCTATGGGCCATGCGTCAACACGCTTAACCACCAACACGGCTGGGCACTGGTGGGAAGGGGATGAGGCTTAGTAGTCCTTGTCCGACCCCGCACTGATAGCGTGAACTCGCTCCATGCCTATGCGTCA